TCAACAGAAAGACCTAGACGTTGGCTTGCATCTTTTTCACGCTTTAGGGCACGAATGGAGCGTTCCATACTTCTCAACTTTTTTGTCATGGCAAAATAATCGTAAGTCTTACCGTTAATTGTAACTGGTGCTGGCACAGGTTGAACTTTTGGTAGGCTAGATGCCCCTAGGAACCAAACATAATGATGGTGACGGCAATTATATCCATGAAGTCCAAGTGGATTGCTTGTATGTGCTCCATCTACACTGTAGCCAGTCGCATACCATAAATCCATGATACGGTCCTGACCAATCCTTTGAGCTTCTGCAGAATAATCTATGCCTGGTCTAATGAAATACAGTTTACCCTGCCACTGCTCATGGTTTGCAACTCCTACGCCCTCATTTCTTGCCCCCCAATGGCTTGACACATACACCAGATTTTCATTTGTCTGCTTTATATTAGAATCCATAATCTGTGCACTAAGCTGATGGCATCCTGTACGAAGTGCAACACGTGCAGCTGTATCTAATTGCATAGATCTTCCACTTGCATAATCAATGGACCTAAGACCGCTATTAGCAAGGTTATGAACCACTTCTTTTAATACCGTTTGTTGGTCGAAGGTACCGGAACAGATTTTTATCACAGCTTTATCTAATTCATTTCGGTAAAGCATCTCTATGGATTCCATTCCACTCATAGTTTTAAAGCCCGTTGTATTTGTGATGTTTTTTAAGGCATCTATTGTCTGTTCTGATATGGCATTAATCATCGTTGGCAAAAATCCATCGCTCAACTGTTTTCCCTGAGACTTCCATACACTAAGGTCATTCACCCATGACATATTACCGGCTGATGCAACAATATTATCACCCGTTTTCAGTGCTTCCTTCGTAATTCCATTTATGATATTACGAACTTCACGTTTATATGCCATTGTATTCTGTGCCACTTCCTTGCGAAAGGCAGGGTCTGCATTCAGAAGTTTCATAGCTTCTGAACGTATTTTAGAAGGGCTATATCCCATCTCTGCCATTGACATTGCCTGTAGTTCAGCAGTACGGGTATAAGTCATGGTCTTTTTAATTCTTCTTGCCACATCCGCTATGATTTCCTGCTCCAGATACTGAAAGAGCGGTGTCAGCGTATCACTTAATACTTCTATTTGTTCATCTGTAAGCATAGGTTCTCCTTTTCCACAAATGGCACCCAGTAAATGAGTGCCAATGTTGGAGGAATATAGTCAATGCAGTAATGAACTGCATTATGAATCTTAATCAGTGGGTTCTGTATCCTCTTCTGGTTTTGTTGCCTCTGTAACAAGTGCGGTTGCCTCTTTTTCATCCAATCCATATGCATCCATGAGATACCATATTTTAAGTTTTGGAATATCAAAGCTCAATGCATCATTTCGCTTACGGTCCAGTTCGCTTGCCTTGTCTGTGATATAGGAATCATCATAGGACACTACAATCTCTGCAGCCTGATCATATTTTGCACCCTGGTAAGTATTGGCAAACCACAGAATAGCCTTAACAATATCCGATATATACTGAGTGGTTTCAAAGCGTTGGCGATTCAGTTCCTGCATAGAATCCTGTCGCTCTCCGATATACTCAGTTGCAGTGGCAATCTGCCCATTATCGAATGTATACTTCTTAGTTCCATATCCAAAAGACATGGATAATAAAGACAATAGTAATTCGAATAGACTTGTTATCTGCTCGATTCTGATTTCTGGATTGTACTCTTTGACAAGAGTTTCAGTATCAGGCAGTTTTTCACCAAGCAATACAAAAGTCTTTTTCGCCTGCTCATTTGGTGTGATTGCCTTACCATCCGCATCAAACTTGCACATGACTTCGTTTACCAGTAATAGTTTTTCTCCCTTGTCAATATCCCCATATAGAATATTAAATGCAAGGTCAAGTGCTTTAAATATCGGAATGGCATTTAGTACTTTAGGCAGACCGTATCCATCCATATTATCCAGATTATTTACTTCTGCATTTCTAAGAACTGCAAATGGCTTCACATTGCCAAGGTTTACAGTCATTCCCTCTACACTTTCTTTGCCCCATTCATCAAAGATATGTGTTTCAGAAGAATAGATTCCATTTACCAACAAGAACAATACCAGCGTGGTCTGCTTTTTCCCTTTAACCAAATCGGACCCCGAAAAAGCCGCCTCCGTAATTTGATTGTTCTCAACAGTCAATGGAATAAACCCAGCTGCATCCACATAGTTAATTTTGATTTCTCCACCTTTTGTTTTCCCTGTATCAAGCAGCTGAACATTCTCTATTCTGATGTAACAAGCCACGGTGCCTGTTGCACTGGTCTTTTCCAGTTGGGAGCGATACATGGTATCAAAGTTGTTAGCGGTCAGAATATCCTTTACTGCTTGAAATTGAGCATTTTCTTTACCCGTGTTTATTTCAACCACTTCACACAGGTTTGCATCATCAGAGCAGCAACGCTTTGCCATATTAAGCTGATTGAGTTCATAGGATATCCCCTGTACTGTAGATCTCTTGTGAAAATCAAGTTTGCGGTTGGCATACCAGTCATCGCAATCTTTTACGATTTCTAGTGCTTTATCATTTACGGTATATCCTTTTTTAGTTAAAAATTCTTTTACACATAATTCCATATCGTTCTCCTATCTTTTTAAGTCAATAAATTCTATGAAATCTAACAGGCAATAACAGAAGCAATCCCACCAGTCATTGATGTTACCTATGTTCTTATCTTCCGGTTCATCCGGCTTTTTTTCATCCCACCGTAAGGAAGAAATAGCTTTGCGAATGTTAATGCACCTACTATTTATTTTTAACCTTCCAGTAGTGAGAAGCAGGTCAATGGTCTTTGGTCTTTCAGATACCTCATTCTTGCGACACCCTTTTATGCTTCGGGATGGAAGTCCTGCTTCCTTTGCTGCGCTGCGTAGAGTATTTATCATTGTGGTGCTTGCCGAATCAGGGAAAACCCAATCTACTCTGCCATATTTCTTAATGGCCATACGGTAAAACTTAATAAAAGTATCGCAAATAGCCTTTGCATCAATATCATCTTTCACAGGCAATCCATCCTCTTCCAGTAATCGGAACTCCCGGTATCCATTGAGGTATCCCACCAGTGCAAAGGTTGTCTTAGACCCATTACCGCCAAAGTCTATCCCCATTACAATCTTGTAGAATGTAGCCATATGCCCCACATTATCAATTAATTCCTTATCTTCAAACAAATATAGCTGATTATTGTCTGCAAAGTACCGGAATATAATGCCTTCTGCCACAGTCCTCTGCCCTTTGATATCTCTCTCATACCAGACTGTATCCTTCTGATAGGTAGCCAGTGCTTGTTTAATCTGCTGATCAGTGAGGCTCATGTTATCTACCAGGGTGAAGTGCCCGTAATTGTAACCATATTCAGAATTCAGTTTCATCTGCTGTTCATGAAATCCAATAATGTCTGTATAGTACCAATGCTCTGGCTCTTTTGGATTTAGGTCATGGAATACTTTACGGTCTGCGCTGGATAAGGTTCGGTCAAACACTTCTTTCAAAAACTTAGTGTGGCACTCATTTGCCTCTGTGACATAAGCCATTCCATAGGTGTTACCCTTAATCAGCTTTTCATCTCCGTCTTTACCCCCACCAGAAACAAGTACAACCTTTTCCCCGGTCTTAGTCTTGACATATACACAATACCTATCCTTATACTTTCCTTCTCTACATCTGCCCTCAAAGTAATTGAGAAGACCATATCCATCACAATCCAGGATATTAAGTTTCGCCGTGGCATTGGATACACCTGCTACCAGATGTATTTTATTCTTATGGTTTTCCAGTAGTGCACAGAATGCCATTGTAGCAAGAACATTCTTTCCCCCACGCTTTCCACCCTCTGCCACATTGAGCCAGCTGTGGAAGCATCTTTCAAAGTACTCATACTGCCTTTGGCTTAATGGTGCGGGTATATTCATTCGAAATCACCTATCTCTCTGTTCCTGCTTGGGTTTGAGATAATATCTGATATCGTCTTCATATTCTGCAAAATTTCATCTGCTGTGTTATCCCCAACCTCTGCTCTCTTTCGGTCAAACTCTGCCCGGTATTTATCTTCTGGGTGCATAAGGAAGTGTTTTGTCAGCCAGTTAATAGCCTTTTGTCTGTCCTCTATCTCAATAGATACACCCGTGGGACCTTCCTTAATTTTCTTGATCAGCTGGGTATCTGTCTCAGACGATTGCTTGAGAGTAACATAGTTTTTGTTGAATCCTGCATAATTACCAATATCAGAAAAGGCTATGCGCATCTGCAGTTCTACAATATCCTCTTCACTTGCAACAATATGCTGTCGCTTTATATCTTTGAGCCTGTCTATCTCTGCTTTAACAGCTGGGCGTAGCAGCATCTTATACCCTTCACAGTTTGCAACATTGTAGCTGCACTTATATGCATTGAGATAACTCTGTGTGGCATTGAATGAACGGATATAATAGATGCAGAACAGTTGTTGCTCTGGGGTTAACTCTTTATTCTCGAAGGTCTCACGGGTGCCATCATCCAGCGTTTTCTTTTTAGCAGATGCATCCTTTTTTTGTGTGCATACCTTTTCTTCATTCTCTTTTTTTGTGTGCACACCTTTTTTGTCCCAGGCATATCGTTGCTTCCAACTCTTAACCGTGTTCAGGGTGACACCATATTTTGCTGCTATATCCTTATATTTCATGCCTGACATATAATCAGATTCCGCATCTTTATAGCTTTCTGCCACCGCTTCACCTCCTTAAGACGAAAAAAAGAGCCAAATACATGGATTTACATGCATTTGGCTCCTGGCTCTATAATATTACTATAATTCTAAAACGTTCAAATCTCAAGTGATATGAATCATTCATATACTTAGATGATTTATATGTATAAATTTTTAAAACTTGCTAATCAATTTGGGTTTTAACTTATATTCATCATTAGAAAGTTTCATTTGATATATTTTTATTTTATTTTGGTTTCCCCATTCTAAAATGTCTTCAATATTTTCCTCACACTTAACGCCAATGTATACAGCACTTATATTTTTTCCCCACTCAATAAAACTTTCATTTTTTTTACCATCCAAATCTTTCACAACTTTTTTTGCAACTCTCCATTCTTTTTCATAACACCACTCTTTTGCCTTATGCGTAATATAGTTTATCTTAATAATTGCACTATGGTTCTTTAAATCATTTGTACTATCAAATTTTTCAGTATTATATAAAACAGGATATAATTTACTTCTTTCAGTTGTTCCCAAATTGCTTGTATTATATTCAATGCAAATCCCTTTGTGAAAGTCAGAATAATGACTCCACATTAGTATGGAATCATTTGCCTCCGAAAAGCAGGCAATTGCTATATCTTTTTGGCTATTCTTGATAGCTTCAGCTTCAGCTTTTTTTAACATTGTAAGCGTAATTTTTTCTGAATTTTCACCTTGGGATTCTCTTTTGATATATTCAGTTATTTCTTTGTTAACATTTTCATCGTTATATAATTTTTCGAAATCAAATCGTAGTAAACTATCAAATGGATCGTTAAACATATCTGGTTCGGAAAGATGAATTTTACCATTTAGTAATTCATCTTTCCAATAACCATTTTTATCAAATGCTTTATATCTATACAGTTGTTGAGGAATATATTCGCCAACAAATTTTTGTAATTCATCTAAACTCGTTTTCGGATTGCTGAGCAACTTCTCATACTTCAATTTCCTATTCACGTCTTTTTCTCCTATAGTTTTCAATTGTTTTCTATAATTGCAAACTTTTTTGATTGCAATTATAGCAGCCTTTCCTATTGTTGAATAAATTTTACTAATAATATATTGAAAAAATAAGTTTATAAAGCCATATGAGTGGCAGTATCTCCTCTGCCTAAACTGATTTGACTTTTTTATGGATGTTTTTCTTCCATGTTAAGATAAAAGAGTAAAACATATCTCACAATTAATAATTATAACCAAAATCGAAATG